CCAACATCGATATAAAAAATTCTTCTTTCTGGGGCACGAGCAAGACGGTAAATAACCGTTGCGTCTTCAAGCATTCTAAGTTGGTTTAAAGGTTTGATTGCATTGTGTAAATGACTTAGAACAGCAGTGTTGTCAATATTAAGTAATGACAATAAGCAACAGAATCAGTAGCAATTTTAATTCCGTCATTTCCTGCTTTAACTCCTTTAGGTGAGTAGATATAGTATTCGTCATACTTCTTATCAAAAGGATTTTTACGGTTTACTTCACCTGCTTTACCTTTCTTTTGAGTTCTTACCTTTTTAATTTTACGAGGATCGATATAACGAATCTCTTGAATACCTTCTCTTGGTTTCTTAGTATCTATCATTAGATGATAGAATAATCTTCCGTCTACATACCATCTTTGAAATATGTCGTATGACTTTCTACTAAATGTCAACATCTGTAGAATGTTTTCATACTCTTCACGGATTCTTTCTTTGATATTATCTGGTTGATCAACATTATCCAATACTATTTCAATAGGATGACCATCTTCATGATTAGCAATTGCTTCGTTTACAACATCGTCAACTGCCCTTTGACACTCAGGTTGAGATGCCATATCACGATAGCGAGTGATCAGTTGTGCTTCATTTTTGGCAGTTGCTTCGAGTTCTACCGAAGTGCCAAATACTCCACCTTCGTTTACTGGAACTGCTGCGTCCAGATTTTCTGGTGGTGTAAATGATTGGATTGAAGGAGGAGTTTCTTCCTTCTTACCTATTGAATATCCGAATAGTTCTATTGCCATAATATCTTCTCATTTTGTATAAGGGATCTATAAAGTATATTTATACGATCCCTTAGAATCACTTCAATTAGGTGTTAGATTCCACCTGCGTCACCAGTGCTACCACCAGCGACTTCCCAATAGTCATATTGGAATGTTACAGTATATTCTTGGATGCCTTCTGTTTCCCATGCCAAGTCAATAGTAGAAACTTCAGTTGGGTAAATACCAACAAAGTTATAAACTCTTAGTATCTCACCAGTTTTACTATACTGAGTTACTTGAGCATTTGACTTATATAAAGCAGGAGCAGATCCACCAGCAGTTCTTAAGTTGCCTTGTGGTGAATTGATAGCATGTGACCATGCTTCCATCGCATTACGAATATCAAAGTTTTCATCATTGATAATCGTAGGAGTCCATTCAGCATAAGTTCTATTACCAGCCAACTTAATTTGACGACCAAAGTATGGGACTTCAATAGTTCCTAGTGAAGAGGCAGGAATTTGTGCTGCCTTCACCATAAATGGAACATTGATATCTGCTACACCGTTAATAGGATTAGTGATAGTAACTTCGAATAACGAGTTTCTAGCACCACCGTCTTTTAGAGCACCCGAGAATTGATTTACATTAAATGCCATTTTATTTTCTCCTTTACTCTATTTAGTTCGCACCACCAACTATTTCAGAAAATTCTACTCCAGTCCTCACTGCCGTAAAGTTTAACTGAATATAGTTAATTGAACGATTAGGTTTAACATAAATGTCACCAACAAATTCTTGTCTGTCGATAACTCCAGCAGTATTATTAGTAGCATCACAAACTACTCTAAAGTCTGTAATACCTCTTCTGCCTTGAACATCTCTTAAGAATGGGTCAATTAAGTTTCTGAATTGACTTCTTGTAAAGTCATCATTAAACTCAAATAGAGTAAACTTAGAAGCAGTTGAAATTGCTTTCTCAAGAACAATAAACAATCTACGAACATTAATGCGGTCAAACGCACTTGGGTTAGCAAGCATTGTTTTATCACCGAATAGAACAGTTCCTTGTCCTGGGAAAGTAACCACTGGGTTAATTCCTTTCTTATAAAGTTTATCTCTGTCTGCTTTAGATGGGTTATATGCTAAACGAACAGTGTTCTTAACATTTCCTCTATTAAAACCAGCAGGTGAATACCATGGATCTCTAGTAGAGTCAGTTTGAACCATTAAACCAGCAGTATCTGCGTTTAGAGGAACATATCTGTAAACATCGTTATACTTATCGTATTGATATTTCCAACCTGAATCCATAACTGCGTATGAAGAAGAACTTAGACTATCTCTAAATGAGATAACATCATCAGTTTCTTTACCGTCATAACCGTTATTATTTACTACATCTGCCCTTTCAGGAGATAAACAAACAATACAGTCTTTACGATGTTCAGCAATATTAGTAATTAAATGCTCAGCAAGAGTTGCGTCAGCAGCACCACCTAATACTAAAGATACATCTACATCTTCAGCAGATTTGAATTTGTCATAACCACCAATCTTCTGAGCAGAACTTGGTATAGAACCATCTTTACCTCCAGTCATATTATTTGTAACTGGTAAATCATTTCCAGGATAATTAGTTCCTAGACCTGCTTTAACACCACCGTTTCCTAGATTAGTGTTATGTTTACCCCACCAGATGTATTGTGATTGGTTGTTGATAATTTCTTTATAGTAGTTTCCAGCACCTGTATCTGTTTTAGCATCTTCTGCTTGAGAAACATTCTCATATGTTTCTAATAC